AATTTATCGCAATACCTCAAAACGGTGCTACTGGTGCAACTTATAACGAATCAGTATATATTAGTACTCTTGAAGGAAACATCAACGAGGTGTATCCAATAGATTCAACTAATATCGTTGGAGTTAATAAAGTTAAATTAGGAACTGCTGGAACTACTGCTGGAGAAGCGTTCATTGGAGAAATTCAAGTAGGACAATTCATGGTTAGAGGATTTGAATCTGTCGCTGGAAGCGGTGATTATGATGCTAAATTCGATCCAAGAACAGGAACTACTAGATTAACTAGAGTTAAATCAGCTACTTATGATAGTGATGTTACATCACCGGATTACGGTTGGTTTATCGTCGAAACATTCGATGCAATATATACTTATCCGGATGCATTTACTGGAGTACCAACGGCAATTGAGAGATACACATCAATCGATGATTTCGTTGACTATTACACGGTAACAGCATTAGACGGATATACTATACCGGCTACTTCTAAACCAAACAATTCAAATGCTAGAATGAATCAGATTCTGGATGTAATGTACGATACTAATATTGCTGAAACATTGCAAGATAGAGATTCTATTACATTCCGATACATCGTTGATACATTTAATCATGGAATCGAACCATCTTCTAAGGCAAGACTTTCTAAGATCGCTAAAGGAAGAAAAAATGCATTCGCAATTCTTAATTCACCTTCTGTTAAGGAGTTTAAGAAATCTACGAATCCATTATTTAAATTCGATTCAACATCAACATTCGACGCAAGATACGTTGGTACTGGAGGTAACTTAACACTCAACCCAAGTAACATATACTCATTACCAGGTATTGCTGATGGAGCTAATTACTGTGGATTCTATACTCCTAACTTAAGGATTATTGAAAATGGATCTACTAAATTCGTACCACCAGCTGCAAATATCTCGAACTTGTACATTGACAAATATAACTTAGCGTTACCATGGTCAATCGTTGCAGGACCTCGTAGAGGTGTGGTTTCAGGAGTTGGAGTTGCAGGAGTTGAATACTCATTTGATCGTAAGGATTTAGATAACATCGAACCATTCGGATTAAACGCAATCGTTAACAAACGAGGATTTGGATTAGTTATTAATGCTAATCAGACGGCTCAACAAAACGTTAAGTCTGCTCTTTCACAAATTCACGTTAGAGAATTGCTAATCTATATAGAAGATGGAATCGCTGAAATTCTTAAGAATTACAGATGGGAGTTTAACACTCAACAAAATCGTCTAGAGATTAAGACATTATGTGATAATTTCTTATCGCAAATCTTAAACGACGGAGGATTATACGACTTCCAAAACGTAATGGATACGTCTAATAACACAAATGAAGTTATTGATAATAACATTGGTATAATTGATACATACGTAGAACCTGTAAGAGGAATGGGTATCTTAATTAACCGAGTTACTATTCTTAAAACTGGATCAATTAGTGCAGGAAACTTCTAAATAATAAATTGAGAATCTTGAGGTACCATTAGGTATCTCAAGATTATCTCATAAGGATTAGATATATAAATAAAAGAAAAAACATAATATAACATGGCTGGATTACCACATTTTACAAATAGTAAAGCTGCTACCAAATATTACGAACCATTTTATCAGAACTTATTTGAAGTAAGTATTCTTCCTCCTTCAGGAATTGCAGGTGGTGAAATTCTGTTAGAACACGTAAGAAAAATTGGTGGACTAAATAACGAAAAAATGGAAGCAGTTGTTGAACAAAAATATAAGTTCGCAACACGTTCCTATGCAAAATCTGCACCAGATTCTACAACAGTAGATTTGGCAGTAGGTTTCTCATTAAACCTTAATGATGCAAACGAATTATACGTTTACAAAACATTAAGAGATTGGAATAGACTTGTATATAACTCTTTAACGGGAGAACAAGGATTGAAAAAGGATTACGTTGGAACTATCGTTGTGTCTAACTACAATAGAGCTGGCGATATATTCTGGCAAAGAACCTTCTATGGTTGTTTCCCTACAGGATCCGAATTAGCTGCAGCGGCAGAGCTGAATTACGATACAGCAGAACCGGTTGAGCTAGAAATGACTTGGAGAGCTGATTGGTGGACAGAAGATATGGTATAATTTCAGCTTAATAAATACTTTTTCCCCTTTTACATATCCCGAACTTAAGGTACTCTTTAATTAGAGTACCTTTTGTTGTATGATAAGATTAGTTTATTATTGAACTGCTGGAGTAGTAGTAGGGAATTTAATATAATAACGAGTGTTTAGTTCTCCAGCACTCACAACCATAAGTTCGTTATTAGGTTGTTCAACCACAGCTTGGATGTATTGTGGAAATGCATTTTTGATACGATCAATTCGGTATTGTTTTGTATGTTTCGAATCTTTTGCAAATACTCTTACGTGAGAAAGAATAGATTTTGTAAGTTTAGAAGTTGTTGAAACGTTTACCGGATTGTCTGATTGATTTAAGTTTGCCATAATGATTTTGTTTTTGTTTTAATTTGTTATATGTAAATATAATAAAAATAAATGGTAAAAAAAAATTTTTAGGCACTTTTTTTTCAAAAGTTATTAACAATTTTACTTTTATACTACTATACCACCTTTATCCACATTTTTTGATTCACTCGTTTGTGCTAGTTGAACCTAAATGATTTTAATGAGTATATACTTAATTAAAAAAGACCAAAAAAGAGCGGATATCTATGTCTTTGATATCTACGAAAAAAGCAAGATGATGATAGATATATAATCTAATAATACAATATTATGATAATCTAAAAATAATAATTCGCAATGGCAAAGGATAAAAAAATTCAAGTCCTTCTAAATAGCGATGATGAACAAAAATTAAATAGAATAATAACATCGGCTTCCATGCATGAAGGTAAATTAATAGCAACTTCAACTTATGTCCGAGACTTAATTTTACATCATATTGCACAATACGAAGGCGAACAAAATTCATTTGTAAATGAACACGTAAAAAGAATCTTAAGAGAATATCAAAGTAAAAACAAATCTAAAAATATAATACAATGAGTAAAGACGAAAATAATTTTGACGAAATCGCTAAAAACGATTTAGCCAAACGAGAACAAGAAAGTGGACTTTTTGAAAAGGAGGCCGAAGAAAGAGCTAAGGCTGATTCAGTTAACGAAGGAGAATTAAAATCTACGACTTTAGGTAAGAGTTCTGATTGGAAAACTAAAAATGAAGATACTGGTGAGGAATTTAAATTAGGATGGCATAGTATTGCACCTACGAACTTTCCATCAAGAGGTTTATTTTATACAGAAGGAATGAAGGTATCTATTAGACCTGCTACCGTTAAAGAAATTAGACAATTTTCTATTGTTAATGATGACGATCCATTTTCAATTGATGAAGCAATGAATCACATTATGGGTTCTTGTGTAAACGTAAATATACCAAACAAAATTAGTAATTGGAAAGATTTATGTGAAGAAGATAGAATACATGTTGTTTTAGCAGTTAAAGAATTAACATTTTCTAAAGGTGAAAATAAATTAAATATTCCACTTGAATGTCCTGAATGTGAGGCTGCTCAACAAATTGAGTTTTGTAATATGAATTTAAAGCCAAATACTGTTAGTGATAAAATGATGAAGTATTTTGACTATGATGAAAAAATATTTAAAGTTCAAACTAAAAGTTCAGGTGTACTCGAAATTAAACCACCATCAATTGGAGTAATGAGAGTTATTACTAAATATATACAAGAGAAAACTCAAACTCCAGGTCAAAGAAAAAAATTAGACCAAGGATTTATTAAAGTTTTACCTTATATTGTACACGATTGGAGAGGTTTTAATACAGATAAAATTAAAGACATTGAAGTGGATTTCATGAGGTGGGATGCTACAAAATATTCGACATTCTTTCAGCTTGTTGATATGATTAGAGTTGGTGTTGACGAAAATGTACACTCAATGTGTACGTCTTGTGGAGCGGAGGTCCACGTACCGATCACGTTTCCCGGAGGAATCAAATCTCTTTTCGTTGTTTCAGATCTCGCTGGAGAACTTCTTTAAGATGCAAACTCACTTACTGTACCATCTCAGGTTACAGCCGAGTGAGATTGTAGAAATGCCATATTATGAGTATGAATATATAATACAGAACTTATTAGATATTCTAGAAAAGAAGAAAGATGCTGAAGAAGGAGAAAACGAATCATCGAAAGAAAAACAATCTGAGATGATGGGTAAAGCTCGTTCTATGATGCCAAATATGCCTAACATGGGTAGTGGTGGATCGATGC